TGAAAATAAAGAAATATAAACCTTTCCTAAATATAAATGTGTTCCAATTTAAAAAAATCTTAAGGGAAATTATTAATGAGTGAATTTTTTGATTCTGATATAGTCAAAGAAGGACTAGAGGATATTCACGCTTTACAAGCGGAGATATACAGTAAAGCCTTCAAGTTTGGCACTATGAGTCGTGAAGACAAACTTGAACATATTGAACAACTCACATTTCTTTTAGAAAAGCAAAAACTAATGTATACACGCATTAGTTTGTCAAAAGACCCAGAGGCAATTGAGTTAAAGGAGCACTTAGAGCAATCAGTTCAACTTCTTGGTTTTCCAGAAGGAACTGACATGTCCTTGCTATTCTCTGGAATGTCACATACAATTGACAATCTTAAGACACAGCTTGACTCTTAAGAACTTATCTGATATAATCCAATTATCCAACGTATCCAATTTATCCGAGGTATCCAAATGTCTTTTAAAGACCTAAAAAAACAGTCTAAACTTGGCTCACTAACAGCAAAGTTAGTAAAAGAAGTCGAGAAAATGAACAACACAGGCGGTAACACTGATGACCGCATATGGAAATTAGATGTAGATAAAGGTGGTAACGGCTATGCTGTTATTCGTTTCCTACCCGCACCAGAGAACGAAGACCTACCTTTTGTTAAACTATATTCACACGCATTCCAAGGACCTGGTGGATGGTATATTGAGAACTCTCTTACCACACTAGGACAGAAAGACCCTGTTTCTGAGTATAACTCTTTACTCTGGAATAATGGAACTGATCTTGGGAAAGAAACTGCAAGAAAGCAGAAGCGTAAGTTAACCTATGTTTCTAATGTCTATGTGGTTAAAGACCCTGCAAATCCTGAGAACGAAGGTAAAGTATTCTTATTCAAGTATGGTAAGAAAATCTTTGATAAACTAACTGCTGCAATGCAACCTGAGTTTGAGGATGAGGAAGCAATCGATCCATTTGATTTCTGGCAAGGTGCTAACTTCAAGTTGAAAGCAAAGAATGTTGCAGGTTATAGAAACTATGACAGTTCTGAGTTTGCTGCTGTGAGTCCATTACTTAATGACGACGATGCTCTTGAGTCATTGTGGAAGAAGCAATTCTCTCTCGCTGAGTTAGTTGCAGGAGACCAGTTCAAGACTTATGAAGAGCTGAAGACTCGTTTAGACTATGTTCTTGGTAACAAGAAAACAGCAACTCCATCATTTGAGGTTGCTGATGAAGATAATGATCGTGGTGCTGCAGAGGAATTAGTAACCGCTGCTGTATCAACAACACCATCCTCAGTCAATGAAGATGATGACGATGCATTATCGTACTTCCAAAAACTAGCGGAAGAATAATATCATGGGGGTCAAACGACCCCCTTTTTTTATGGAATTAAGTTTGTAGGCTCAGTAGATATAATTGAACCAGAAATATATCTTGAATTTTTACTATATCTCGTTATGTCTCTTAAGTCAGAGATAAAGTTTGGAACATATGAAGGACGTAGTATATCTATCTGTCTACGTTTTTCATTTTCTTCTATTTCATATTCATAATATGTTACTGGTCTCGCAATATTATCAGTTGCAACTGTATATTGATTTTTATCATCTAATTGTAGATTGCCTGATTGATTTATTACAGTGAATCGATTTGTTCCACGTCTTAATGCACTACCATCAACTTTAAAACTAGAGTCTACAATAAAATCTGGTGGTAAAATTTGTCGATTTTCGCTATCTCTTATTTCATATGTCTTATAATATTTAATTTCATTCATTTTTTCCTCACTACCATATTTTGAGAGGGTAAAATTATAAATTTGGAAATCTTGTAGTGGCCATTCATGATTAATATTAGTAATACCTGCTGTTAAAACTACAATATAATCTAATTCTGAATTACCATATAAATTTTCTGCAACTGTATCTGGTCTATCACCATCTTCAATTATATACTTATTAAAAAATGAAACGTTGTCACTTAGATAGTCAAACAATTTAGTACGACGAAATATATTTTTTATTGCAACGTAATCTACACTTGATTTTTTATGTGGTAGTGGTGACTGATATAATATATCAGGCAGTTCTCTAAAATATCCCATTAGTATCCAACTCCTGGTAAACCTGCATCTTTATAATCCTCAAAGTAGATAGGATTGAGTTCTTTAAATGTTAAATTCATTTGTATACTCACAGGTGTTCCATCACCATAAGTTGCATATGTTCCTGAATTTGTGTAATTTACAGTCATACCAGTGAGAGCACAATCTTTAATACTATTTAAGAAGGGATGATCTGAATTACCTTTAAGATAACGAAGTTGAAAAACATCAGGTGCTCTTAAAAATATTCCACCCTGACCTGTTGCTCCTTCTGCAGTATTTTTCTTTGCTGCCATCGAACTTTTTAGAGCTTTAATTATCTTTAACACCATATCACTCTCCGCACCATTTCTTGGAGAAAAATTTATACTAAAAGGAAAAGTTCTTAGATTAACACCACTAAAAAGTAATTCAAGATTAGAATTTAATATGGCTCCTGATGATCTTCCGATTACACTATTTGGTCTTACATTACCACCTAATGCATCAATTGCTTTACCAGCAATAGCACTTGTAATCGCTTTTTGTGTTACGTCATCTATCTGATTACCAAAACTACCTGCTATATCACTATTAAACAATTCTTTTACAGTATTAAAATTCTGAGATGGATCTCTCATAAAACTAGATGCAGCTGCTACACCAGCAAGTTGAAAGATGTTCATTGAATCATCTCCCCATGTTACAACGTTTGAGTCATTTACATCTTGAGGTATTGGTAATCTAATGTAATAAACTGGAGAAGCATTTTTGGATCGATCAGATGCACCCTTATTATCAACTTTTACTGTGCCTGGTTTTGGTCTGGTAACAGCATTACCATCTTTGTCTAATAAAACTTCACCTGGACCATATTGCTTTTTATCTAAAGGATTAATACCAGCTTTACCTGCATACACCGCTTGTCTCTCTGATGTAAGACTTACTTTTGATGGCACATACTGGACACATTTAATCATTAAACTATCACCCGTGTCGTCTCCTGGTCCTCTTGCTATTGGATATCCCATTTGGAAAGGAATACCTGGTATGTCAGTATGTTTTCTTTTTCTAGCGGTTTGTTTACCACTACCGCCTTTAGAATTACTAGGTTTATCTGTTGATTTTACATTTTCTGGCTTATCTCTTTCATTATTAGTTCCAAGGGTTACAACCTGACCATACTGATTTCTTTTACCTCCACCTCTAGAATTTCTTCTTTTTTTATAATCGTATACCATTATCGACCTATTTTTTTAACTATTTAGTATGATTCTTCCAAAAGGAATCGTTCGTAAGTCTCTTAATTCCATCTCATCAACTTGATATAAACCACCAACAATCTCTTGATAAGTGTATTGCCTCATCTGACCCCAGTGAAAATTTAATCCTTTGAATCCCCAGTTAAAAACATCAGTAACTGCGACTAGTGGGTGTAAATCATATCTGATACCAGGTGTTTTAGCACGATATACAAAAACGTAGAAGTTTCCTGCTTGTGGTATATTGCTTCCTTCAGTCAATACTTCTAAGATATCAGTCGCCAAATCATCAGGATTTTCATTCCCAATTAGATTTTGCATGATGGGGTCGATACGACTCATATTCCTAACTCTTTTTCTGTAACTACCTTGAACTCCCACTGACGGTCAGCACAAAACTCTCTTGCCATTTTCCATTTTGCTTGATTTTTTGCATACTCATATGCTTCACGAATATATCCTTTTGTTTGTCTTTTTGGTTTTGCTGGTGGTTTTGTTTGCTTTGCTGGTTTTACTTCAATCACATATCGTTTTATTTTTCCATTAAATTCCTTGACCTTCATGTAAAAATCTGGAAAGTATCGGTGTACACGATTATCAATAGGAGACCTGTATGGTATCGCTATTTCTTCACTTGCCCATTCTAAAATATTCTGATTTTTATCACAATATACCATGAACTTTCTTTCCCAGAGTGATCTATAAATTATATTAGTTGGATCACCTTTGTACTTTCTAGGATAGGAGGGGTAGTATTTTCCCTTATAAGACATCTAAATACATATATCATGTAATTTTATTTAGAGTGCCAGCACCAAGACCAAGACAAATATCAGATATAATGCCAAAATTGCAGAATGTTGCACAAACATCTCAATATGTGGTTAAGTTTCAATTACCAGTTAGTAGTTTAAGATCATATTTAAGAAGAAAGGGTGTCAATGATCGTTTCATTGCAGATGATATTGGATTACTTTGCAGTGATGCAGTTTTACCTGGAAGTGCATTAGCTTCAGTTGATACTCGTGGTGATTTTCAAGGAGTGATTGAGAGGTTTGCACATACAAGAAATTTTACACAGATTAACTTACAGTTTTATGTAGATAATGATTATAAATCAATGAAGTTTATTGAACATTGGATGGAGTATATTACAGGATTTAATACTGATGTAGCGAAAGATGGATATCACTTTAAGTTAAACTATCCATCTGATTACAAATCAAATGAAACAAGAATCGTTAAGTTTGAGAGAGATTATAATAGATTCTTAGAGTATAGATTTGTAGGTTTATTTCCATTATCACTTAGTTCTACAAGAGTGTCATATCAAGGTTCACAGGTGTTAAAAGCATCAGCTACTTTTAGTTTTGATCGTTACATTTGTGGCGAATCAAATTCTTTAGCAAGAGCACTTAAGAATGCATTCAATGAAATCTTTAACAGAGGTAATCCAGCAAGAGATGGATTTGCAATTTCTGAAAATGAACTAAGTAAAGTGTTTAATCGTGGTAACGAATCTGATAATAAAAATACCAATTTGCAGGATTTATATAATGGTTCTGTATCTCAACAGGTAAGTAATTTCAATGGAACTAATTTTGGATTTGGACAGTATATATCACCTGGATCAAATATTGACTTTGGATAACCCCTATAAATAATGACACTGAAGTGTTTAGCATATTATGCCTTTACCAAAAATATCGACTCCGACTTATGAGTTGACTCTTCCATCGTCTAATAGGAAAATAAAGTATAGACCATTTCTCGTTAAAGAAGAGAAAATATTAATAATAGCATTAGAATCACAAGACCAGAAACAAATTGCAAACGCAATTAAATCAATACTGACATCTTGTATTTTAACAAAAGGAACGAAAGTTGAAAAACTATCAACTTTTGATATTGAATATCTTTTCTTAAATGTGAGAGGTAAATCAGTTGGTGAACAAATTGAGGTCATGGTAACATGTCCAGATGATGGTACAACACAAGTTCCCATGTCTATTAATATTGATTCAATCAAAGTTAAAAAGTCTAAGAGTCATAAAACTGATATTAAATTAGATGAAGTATACACTCTTAAAATGAGGTATCCGTCATTAGATGAATTTATCAAGAGTAATTTTGCGATGGATAAGATGGAGGTTGATGATACCTTTGATCTTATAGCATCATGTATTGACCAAGTTTACTCTGATGAAGAGTCGTGGACACAAGAGGATTGCACTAAAAAAGAATTGTCTGAATTTTTAGAGCAACTCAATTCCGCACAATTTAAAGAAATTGAAGAATTCTTTAATACAATGCCTAAATTAACACATACGGTTAAGGTGAAAAATCCAAATACAGGTATTGAGAATGAAATACTATTAGAGGGGCTGCAGAATTTTTTCGGATAAGTATGGCACATGAAGATCTTGTGTCATACTATAAATTAAATTTTGCTTTGATGCAGCACCATAAATATAGTTTGACAGAGCTTGAGAACATGATACCGTGGGAGAGAGAAATTTATGTTTCACTTCTTCAACAATATATTGAAGAGGAAAATTTAAAAGCACAACAAGAAAAAAATGGATGAGTTTGGTTCACCAATAGTAGGAGGTATAAGAGCAGTTAGGAGAACTGTATCTTCTAGTGTTTTTAATCCAGTATCTCGCCCTGCTCAAGAGCAACAATCTGATCCAGTAACAAATAATCTATTAACACAAAATTCAATTACGTTAAATAACGTATCGCAGAGATTAGAGGATATATCAAAACAAATTGGTTCATTAAATTTTTCTTTGGCAGGAATTAAAGAAAATTTAGCAATAAGTGATCAACTAGAGAAGCAAAGAGAGACAGCAAAACAAAATCGTGAAGCAATATTAGCAGAGCAAGGACTTAGAAAGGGTAAAGAGAGTGCGTTAGAGCAAAAAATACAATCATCTTTACAAAAACCATTACAAGGAATTGCAGCAAAAACTCAAAAATCACTTTTCTCTCTACAGAATTTTTTCTTAATCTTAGCAGGTGGTTGGTTAACAAACGTAGGTATAGATTTAATTCAATCTATCGCTGAAGGTAATATTGAGAAGATAGAGAAGTTGAAGAGAATTTTCACTCTTGGATTGGTTGGATTAGGTGCAACTTTCACTGCATTTAACATCGGAATACTTACAACTTTGAGACTTCTCACAGGATTTGCATCAACTGTTGGTAGAGTTGCTTTTGGTGGATTTTTACGTTCAACATTAGGTGGAGTTAAACGATTATTCGCAGCTGGTGTTAAAGCTTTCAGACCTCTTATTCCAATAGTAGTGGCATTAGGAGGAGGTGTATTAGGAAAATTATTAGCAATACTTGGATTAGGTGCAGCTGGTGGTGTTGCGGTTACTCAGGGTGGAAGAGTTATTGACAAGAAAATTTCGGATTTAGGTTCGAGAGTGACAGTGGATGGTAGTCAAAGACTTTTAGATGAGGGTAGAAGAAAAATTAACAAAAGAGGCACAGGTTTCTTAAACATTAATCCTTCTAAAACTTTACCACCTCCTAAAGGTATTAATAGAGTATTACAAAGTCCATTTGGTAAAATTAAACCACCAAGAGGAGCAGGGGGTATAGGAATAGGTGGAGCATTATTTAATGTGGTATTTGATTTGATAAGTGGTGTTCCATTAGATGAAGCATTAGCAAACTTGGCTGGATATGCAGCGGGTTTTGCATTAGCAGCAAAAGTATTTGCTCCATTGCTAATTGCACCATTTCCTGGTGCTAGACCTTTATACTTTTTATTAACACTTGGTGGTGGTATATTAGGTGAAAGTGCAGTTAATTCAGTATTTAATGGTATTAAAGGATTATTTGGATTTGGTAAAAAAGATAAAGCAGAAAATACTGAGCTTTCAGTATTAACGGAGGATGATTTAGTTCTGGGAAGTGAATCTGTAAATGTTGAACCTGTACAAAATGACAATTTAGCAAGAGCTGAAATTATTTCTAACAATCCAGAGGATGTTCCAAGCATACTTAATTTCCCAGTTCAAGGTGCAGCAACAGGTGGTCAAAATAATGCACCTGTAGATATTGCATCTAATGAACTCCCAACAATATATTTTGATGATAGTAATACTGCTGCATTATTCGCTACTGCAACATTCGGAGCACCAGCATAATGTCAATATTTGCAAGAAGAAATACAATTAGAAAAACATCCATCAGTATTGATAGTATTCGCAATTCTGTTAGAAATTTTGGACAGGGTATAAAGAGAGCAAAGTTACAAGCTGATGAAATAATAAAAAATACAAGAGAATCTAATCAATTCAGAAGAGGTTTAATAGGTAAAGACAATCAATATTTTAGAAAAAGACAGGAAAATATAAAGAGAAAACAGCGTGAAGATGAACTTGAGGCACAAAATGTAAAAGGAGTGGCAAAAAAACAAGGTAATTTATTCCAACGAAGCACTAGAGGATTTTTAGGTAGAATATTAGACTTTTTAGGAATTTTATTGATTGGTTGGGCATTGACAAATTTACCTAAAATAATTGAAGCATTTCAAAAGTTAATAAAAAGAATACAAAAAATAGTNAGCATACTGACGGGATTTGTAGATGTTATTAAAAATTTTGTAAGTGGAGTAAAAGACAGTATAGATAATGCACTTAATGTTTTTGCTAAGTTAGACTTTCGTAAAAATAGAAAACAAGTTGAAGAACAAATTGAAAAAGCTGGTAATAATGTCGCTGTATTAGATAGAGACTTTAAAACTGCAATCAACGATTTTGCGAGAGAAGAAGAATTTCAGGATGTAGCCGAATTGACTGATAGAATTGAATCTGTTGAGTTACCTGATACTAAAGATATACCAGAATTAACAGAGAAAAATATAACTGTCGGAAAAGAAGATACTCAAGAAATTGAAGGTAGAGCGATGGGTGGTGATGTTGAACCAAATGTACCATATATTGTAGGTGAAAATCCAGATGGGTCATTAAATGAAACTTCTGAGTTATTTGTACCCGAACAAAGTGGAACAATCATTCCAAATGATGAATTAGTGGCACAAGGTGAAAACATAGAGGGAATGAGTGATAATCTAGAACTTGGTTCAATTACACCAAAGAGAATACGTTCAGGAGTTGGTGCGAATTATATAACTTCAATTTCATCATCTAAGCAAGATAGTTTCAGTAGCAATGAAACAGATAGTTTGATATCGGGTGTAAATAGTAAAAACATTGTTCCTGTTGTTAAAAATAGGGAAACATTAGCAAGAAGCAGAGGGAAAAGTAGAAGGAGCACTATAATGATTGTTGAAAAACAAATGCCAGTGGAGTCAAATGTTACACATTCTACGAAGAAGTCAATGAATACTAGTATTTCATCAAAACCGATGAGTGCGACTCTTCTTGATTTACAAAGCGTGGGGGTTCTTAAGTACACATAATGTCAGCAATTTCACCAAGTATCTACGAACAGTTTGAAATAATCTCTTTAGATGGAAGTAATTCTGTCGATATAAAGGGTGGTGTTGTTGCGTTTAGTTATCATGAAAATATATTTTCGCCAATGATTACTGCAAAAGTAATCGTGTCAAATACAGCTGTGCCTGAATTTGGCACAACAGTGTATCATGGATTACCTTTAAGAGGTGGTGAAAAGGTAAATATAAAAATTGAAAGTAATTCTCAAAGTAATATTCCTTTGGAATTTACTGGTGATAACTCATTATACGTTGCTTCTATTACAAATCTTTTGTTAGGTGCAGAAAGAGAGTCTTTTGTATTAAACTTAGTATCAAGAGAGTCAATAACTAATGAAACATCTAGAGTTGGTAAGAAATTTTCACAAAAAATATCTCAGAGTGTTGAAAGTATAATTGATGAATTTCTATTAACAGATAAAAATAAAAATATAGATGAAACAGAAAATGATTACAGTTTTATTGGTAATTTAAGAAAACCATTTACAGTTTTAACATGGTTAGCATCAAAGTCTGTACCAGGTTCTGGTGAAAGTGAAGTGGTTGGTGGAAAAAGTGCAACTGCTGGATATTTTTTCTACGAAACGAAAGAGGGTTATAATTTTAGATCAATAGATGCCTTGTGCACTCAAGAACCTTATGAACAACAATATACTTATCAACCAGGTATATTAGATGTAGATGATCCAAATAAGGATTTTAGAATTATTCAGCATAATACTACAAAAAATAATAATTTTGTTGATAATCTTGAGAGAGGTGCATATTGCACACAAAGAATGTATTATAATCCATTAGATGGTAAATTTACAACACAGGCACAAGGCACATTTACAACAAAAAAATATGAAGGTAAGTTAAATAACTTGGGAAGAGACTTTAAGGATGAAACACCACCTTATGATGATACAGGAAAAACTGTTGGTGAGATACCAAGTCGTATAGTAACAGGTGTTTTAAGCATAGGCACTCTTGAAAAGAAGAATGAAAGATCAAGAAATCTTGATGCAGATCCGATGGAAACTCAATCACAGGCTATGATGAGATATAATTTAATTTTTAATATCACATCGGTTGTGACAATTCCATTAAATACAAATTTAGTTGCTGGTGGATTAATAGATTGTGTTTTTCCAAAGATGACCGTAGAGGAAAAAAAGGAGCCTGATCCAGAGCAAAGTGGTCTATATATGATAAAGGAGTTAGTACATCACTTTGAATCTGACGGTTCATTTACAAAATTAAAATTACTTAAAGATACTTTTGGTAAGAGGGATAAATGATAGAAAATAATTTATTAAAAAGTAATTTTTTAGGAATGGACGGATTCCGTTGGTGGATTGGTCAAGTTCCTCCTAAAGAAACATGGTTACTACAATGGAATAAACAACCAGAAGCATGGGGTAATCGTGTTAAAGTTCGTATCATGGGGTATCATCCTCAAAATACAACTGAATTAAAAGATGAAGATTTACCTTGGGCACTTGTTATACTATCACCTCAGTGTGGGTCAGGAAAGGCAGGTAGATTTAAACCAATTCGTATTGCACAAGGTGATGTTGTCGTAGGATTTTTTCTTGATGGTGATGATGGTCAAGTACCAGTTATATTTGGGGTCATTGGTAATTCATCATATGTTGTGAGTGGAGATCCTGGTCCATTTACACCTTTTTCTGGTTTTACTCCTGATAATTCTGCAGAGGGTAATGTTATACCTGAAAATGAAACTGGTGAAGATACTCAGAATGCACAAAATTCTCCTAGATTAGTTGATGAAGAACTTGCAAACAAAATAACAGAAAGCACAGGTAAGGTAACTAAATCAGCATCAAAGGGTGTAGGCACAGATGTTGCTGCTGGAGGATCATCTGATGGTGAAAAGATTAGTTCAAACTTAGAAAATTCTGTTAAAGATGCAAAGAATGCATCAGCATCTAAAAAAAATAAAATAATATCAGATACTGCTAAAAAGATAAATGGTGTATCTCAGGGAATTACTAGGGATATAACAAAATCTGCGTTTAATAGTTTAGGATCAAACTTAAATACAGGTAATAAAAATTTATATAACACTGTATTTCAGACAACACTTGCTGCTACAAAAAATACAGCGATTGCAAAAAAAGCAGGTACTGCAGCAATAACTGCTATGGTGCCAGGTGTTTCAGCATTACAAAATAAAATACCATGTGTAGTTGAAAAAATTGCTGGTAATATGTTACCAGACATAACATCTTTATTAACATCTTTCTTAGATAATGTCGTGAGTTTTACACCTTGTATTGCAGACCAATTTACTGGAGCATTATTTAATAAGGTGATAGAATCTATTGGCAGTGATCTTGCACCAGAACTTGGTGGTGTTGGTAAAATAATGGGAGGATTTAATTTAGTTAACGATTTAAGAGGGAAGGCAGAAGGATTATTAGGTTTACAGGAACTTGTTGATTGTGTTGCACCAGGTGGTGTTGATGCAGGTGGTAACGTATTTACAATTGGAAAGGGTATAAAAAATATGCCAGCAATAACTGGAGAATCTATATTGAACGTAGCAAATGCTGCTCAAGCATTACAAGAGGCAGCTGGAGCACCTGGTGGAATATTGGGTGGATTACTTGGTCAATTTGATTTCTTAAATCCAAATGTAAGCACAGCAGGTTTTAGTAGTGTGTTAGGAGAATGTTATACAGGTCCTCCATTGGATTGTAAAGGTATACAGATAAATGTATTTGGATCTGATGGGCAAGGGACTTTAGCTGAACCAATTATTGGTTCTTTAGTTGGAGATACATTTGCTCAACAGACTGGAAGTTTAATTGGTATTAAATTAACTAATCCTGGTGAAGGATATACAGTTCCTCCTTTAGTTAGCATCACTGATAATTGTAATCAGGGATATGGTGCACAAGCAGAGGCAGTCATAGACTATGATCCAACATCACCAACTTATCAACAAGTAACTGACATTTATGTTATAGTGCCTGGTGAAAATTATCCTGTGATTGAGGAAAACTCAGGTGATGGATATATTGTTGATCATGTTGTTGTCATAGATTCTGGTAGAGGATATACTAATGATGATACAATCGTTGATAATGAAGGTAATGAATATGTAAAATTTTTGGATAACGATGGTAGAATATTAAATGTGATTTCACCTAATCCACAAACAACAAATGTTATTCCTGTTAAAGATTTACCAATATTAAGAATAAGCACAAAGACTGGTAGTGGTGCAATTATTAAGCCACAGATAGCACCTAGACCTTCGTATCAAGGTGAAATAAGACAGATAATAGATTGTATCACTCCAAGACAAGGTATCGTTGGATTTGTGAATGGAGAACCATATTATGGTCCATTCCATGTTCATCCTATAAAGGGTGTTAAAATGGTTGGTGTTGCTCACACTACATCAGTTCATGCCATAATATATGATACTCCAGCAGAGAGTAGACAATCAATGATGACATCCACAACTACTACTACAACCAATACCTCAACTCAATCTGTGACATATTCATCAGCAGTTGCTGGTCCTACAGGTGCTACTACTACACAGACTCCCATGACTACTCCACCTCCTGCTAGTCCGAGTTCACCGCCAAGTCCACCTAGTCCACCAAGCCCACCTAGTCCACCAAGCCCACCAAGCCCACCTAGCCCACCTAGCCCACCTAGCCCACCAAGTCCTCCATATGGTGGTTATTGATAAATATTAAAAAAGACTTTTTAAATGGTACAAGAAAGACCAAGAGATTTACAAGCATGGTTTCGTAGACAATATGAATCCTTCGGACCTCACTTCAGAATAGAATCTGGAAATCCAGAGTACGGATTTTGTGGAGGAACCACTGCTGCGTTAATTTCTGAATTGAATGGTAAGTCACAATTTGTTGGATTTACTGAAGATGGTAAGTATCATATGCTTGTTGATGAGAATATAACAATTGCTGGTGATTTGAATAATGATAATGCTGGTCCTAGTGTTAATATTATAGGTAAAGGTGGAGATGTGACAATAACTGCCATGAGAGATGGTTCAGTAAGAATATATGGAAAAACAGTACAAATAGATGCAGATTCTGATATTAATATAAAGTCATGTGGAAATATGAATCTTAAAGCTAATAGTATATTTTTTGATACTAATGTTATTAATACTAATGCATTAAAAACAGATACTTTCTATCTAAGAAATATTACCTTCGGACAAAAAGCATTTTCTGGATTACCAATAAACGTTGATAACATTTCATCAATAGCAGGTAATGGTCTTTCAACACTTAGTGATAAATTAAAAGAAGCGGATTTAGGAAGTAAATTAGAAGATATGACTGGTAATCTATCAGAACAATTGGGAAACATTGATACTGACGCTATTTCAGGTCAATTGTCAGATGTTGCATCAAATATAGACACTGGTGCAATAGAGGGACAATTAGGTAACGTAGGTAAATCATTAGGTCAAATGAATATACCAGGATTGGGAGGACTTGGATAATGCCAGGATTTAAGAAAGGTCCAGTACCAAATCCATCTTTTGAGAATGATAATGTAAATCATTTTTCCCAACCATCTGAGTTTGCAAATGATGTATATGTTTATGGGAAATTATATGCTGATATAGATGCAAGTGATGTTTTCACTGATGAAACTGTAGAGTTTAATGGATTAACTGTAAAAAAGAATTTTTTTGTTAGTGGTATATCAACATTTATTGGTCCAGTTGATATGGACTTCCTCACAGTATTTCATCGTCTTAACGTTGGTGCTGCAGGAACTGTTTTTGTTGCTATATCCTCTCAAAAAGATGCTGACGATGGGCAGATAGCAGGTCGAGTTGGAATTGGCACTACTCAACCTGATGGGTTATTCCAAGTCGGTAACGAATGTTTCATAGTAAAAGAAGATCCATGTTTGGTTGGTATTGCTAATTCAGACCCTTCACAATTATTCCATATTAATTCAGGAAGTAATTCTGTTGTCGTATCGGGAGTAGGAACGTTTGGTGTTGGTACAGATGATCCTGGCAGTTTTGGTGCAATTGATAATACAACTCATGGTTATTTGAGAGCAGATTTTGATGGTAGTATAAGAATATCGAGAAACATCTATGACTCAGCAGGTTCACCTGGTGGAAATGGATTTTTCTTACAAAGGGATGCTGTAGGTGTACGTTGGGTGTCATTTGAGCCGTCTTTCACTGAAGGGGTGTTTGTTCAAGATGAAGGTCAATATATCCCTACAACTGGTGTTGCACAATCATTTACTGTATTTAACTTTAAACAAGTAAACAGTAATGGCACTGGAGTTGATTCATTAGTACCCATACCAAATACATCAAATCCAACACAAATAGTTGATATACAAACAAAAGATTTTTGGGGATTTACTAGTAATGATATTTACAGAATGTCAAAAGTTGGCATTCAAAATAACAACCCTACTGCTACTTTAGATGTAACTGGAACTCTTCATGTTACTGATAATGTTGACTTTGATTCTGACTTAAATGTAGATGCTAATACAACTCTTGGTGGAACATTAAGTGTTGATGGAGTCACAACCCTTAATGATGATGTCATCGTTAAAGCTGATAATAAAGAGTTTAAAATACAAACTTCTGCTGCAGTTGATAAGTTTGTTGTAGACACTGATAATGGTAATACAGATATTAAAGGCACACTTAATGTTGGTGGTGACACTGTGATTGACGGAACTACAGATTCAACAGATAAAGATACAGGTGCACTTATTGTAGATGGTGGAGTTGGTATTGAATTAAGATTAAATGTAGGTGGTCAAACAATAATTAATGATGCTACTACTTCTACCACTAAAGACACAGGAGCATTAATAGTTGAGGGTGGAGTTGGTATAGAAGAGAATATCAATATTGGTGGAAATGGAGTAATTGCTGGAAGATTGGATGTTGATGATATAACACAATCAACAACTACCACAACAGGTGCTGCTGTTATTGATGGTGGTATTGGTATAGCTAAAAACTTAAATGTTGGCCAAGACACTAAACTTTCTGGTACACTTGAATTAGAATCAAAAATTATTGATTTCTTTAATAATAATGGAGTTGGTGTTTGTAAAACTGATTATCGCTTATCATCATTTGATGCGAGTGGTGTTGGTGCTGGTGTATCATGGAGACCTTCTGGTGTTCAGACAAAGAGAACACTATGGGTAACGAAGAATGGATGTGATACAAATAGTGGACTACTTGAGGGTGATGCCAAATTTACAATTGGATCTGCTGCTGCAATTGCTCAAGAAGGAGATACGATTAGAGTCAGATCAGGAACTTACATTGAAGATAATCCGATTGGTCTGAGAGATGATGTAGCGATTAATGGTGAAGATTTAAGATTGGTATTGCTTATACCAAAAAATAAAAATAAAGATTTCTTCCACGTTAGAAGGGGATGTTTAATCGAAAATCTTAGTTTTACTGGACAAAACTTTGATACTGATGATCATTCTAATTGTGGTGCTGTAGCATTTCCACCAACTGCTGCTGATGTGTCAGCAGGTTTTGCTTTTCAAGCAGTTACAGGTTTTACAAATTTAGGTCCTGCTGACGAAGGATCATCAGGTAGATGGAGATCTCCATATGTAAGAAACTGTACCAACTTTATGAGAAAAAGTATTGGTATGAAAATAAATGGTGATCATGCAAACGCTAATAATTCGGGTGATAATAATTTAGGACAAGATCTAAAATCAATGGTATGTGATTCCTTTACTCAATATAATGAAGCTGGAATAGGAGTATCATTATCTAATAATGCATATGCACAATTAGTTTCCATATTTACCATCGCTTGTGACATTGGTATCGCTGCAACATCTGGTGGTCAGTGTGATTTAACGAACTCTAACTCATCATTCGGTAATTTTGGGTTAGTTGCAGATGGATATGGTGACATTGAATTTTTCGGCACAATTAATACTGGTATAATTGGTGGTTCAGATACTATAATATCGGTTGGAACAACTGATATACTACAAAGAACAAGAACTCCATTTGACGGACAAGGAATATATTTCCATTTAGACATGAATGAGTATGCTGATAGTTTATCTACAGATTTAATAACAACTCCATTAGAATTAGTTCGAGAACTAAAGCTAACAAATGGTGGATCTGGATATAATGCATGAGCTCCCCCCATTGTTACATTAAGTGAATCACCTCAAGGACCTGAAGCAATACTTCCTGAATTTTCAGCGAATGTTAGTGCTGCTGGAACTATTACTTCAATTGATGTTATTAATAGTGGTAGAAACTTCTTACCTAATCAAACTTTGACTGTTAATATATCAGGTGGTGGTGGAGCTACTGCAACAGTTGACATGGATCCGATTTTATTTACAGTTAGTGAGTCTACTGTAGCATCTTTAGGAACTGGAATATCTACTGTAACAACAAATGAATTTATTCCTTATCCAATATTTTCTAATACAAAAGTAGAATTTGTACGATTGAGTAGAATCATAACAAGTTCTCACTCTTTTGAGTATATCGGTTCTGGTACTGACATAAATAAGGCTAACCCATTCCAAGCAGGTAAACCAGTGCCTGAGAATGAGGTAGTTGCGATTAATGGTGGACAAGTTCCGTTCACTAGCACTGATCAAAAAGGTAACTTCCGTATTGGAGATGGTTTGACAATTGATCAAACAACGTCTACAATAAGAGGTAGAGATTTTAACAGGGCAATCCAAGCACAACTAACACCACTGATATTAGCATTAAACTAAATGGCGATAGCACCAGTAAATAAATTTATTAATATAGCAGTTCCTGTTGCACCTCATAAGCAGAAATTGTATGAAGTGCCCACAGGTACTTCTGCACTTTTGCTATATTTACAAGTTGCTAATGTTGGTATTGGCACATCATCTCCTAAAGTATCATTCACACAACAGAGAACACAAAGAAGCACGGGTAATAAAAGAGAAGTAAGAGTAATAAAAGATGTTGAAATACCACCTAATGATGCTGCAATAATCGTTGATGGTAGATTAGTTCTTGAAAAAACACCACTAGTTTTAGATAAAATTTTTATTCAAGGCACACAAGAACAAGTTGGAATCATAACATTTGTTGATTACCATGAACCTACTGGTATCGCAACTATTTTTACAAAACAACCACATTCATTTAGTCCTGGTGATCCAGTAACTCTAGCTGGCATTGCCTTTACATGTAAACCAGGACAGACTGGTATTACTACTAATATATTCCCAGATCCACAACAATCATATACAGTTGAATCTATTGAAGGGCAAGTTGGCACTTCAATGACATTCACATCACATATTGGTGGTTCAACACCATTGGGTCTCTCAAATACAAGTGATAAGTATGCTCATTACTTTAACTCAGCGATACACTATTATGAGAGATCCAGAAGATTACCGATTGAGGTTGTAACTACAAGTGGGTCATTGACTAGTCAACTTGGAAGAACTGCAGCAACTGGAACGACTTATACCGCTGAAACTGGAATATTAAAAGTTACTGCAAATTCTCATGGATTTTCAACAGGTGATCTCGTTCGATTAAAAGAAGAAGGATTTGCATTCACATGTGCTTCTGATGGTCATAGTGTAGTCAAAAAATATCCAAGAGTCACTGGAACTGGAATAAATGCTGGTAAAGCAGATTACGCATACAGTAAACTTTTAGAGATTACAGTTATTAATGCAAATGAATTTGATATGTTTATAGGAACATCATCTGATACTTCCGCTCATATATTTGTACCAGGACAATCTCTGGCAAATAATGTTATAAAAATAGGTTCAAGATTTGACATAGAATACGCTATATACTACGGTGGTGGAAATAAAAATGTAGGTTATACAAGTGATGATGAGGCGGTTATTGAAGGCAAGTTATTGAGAGCAGGTGAATTGTTAATAAGAACATCAACAGCTCATAATTTATTATCTGGCGATAAGATAAGAATAATTGATAATGGACTATATTTTACATGTACTATGGATAATCGAGAAACAGAGCATTCATATCCTCGTGTCACAGACCCTGCTTCAGGTGCGGAATTAACAGTGGGTGGAGGAACTGCAACATCTACAAACCATCTTACAACAACTCAATTTGTAGTTAACGTAGGTCCAAGTTATTCGGGAGGATATATTGCTCCACTACAAATGGAACTCATCGCAAGTATTCTTGAAAACAGCACTGCATAATGGTAAAGTATTTAAGTGGTAGAGTAAAAAGGACTCCTCAAGATCAACTTAAAGATGATCGTTATGAGTATCTTGGTCTTGAACAAGCAGAGCCAAACCTAGCAGATCCTCCTTCTGATTCTGCTGGTATTCCCACAGGACAAAGATATCAATTAATTTCTATACCAGGTTATCCTGGCAGAAGATTTTGGATACCTCTTGGTGGAGGACTTACAGAGGGTTCGATAACAATATTTGACGAGGGTAGTCAGGTAAGTGGTACTAGTAGTATCACACAATTAAACTTTGAAGGTGCTGCTGTAACAGCAGAGGCAAGTGCACAAAATCCCTCTGGACATCCAGGTATTGCTGCCACAATAACAGTTATCCCAGTCACAGTGGGTGATAACCCACCATCTAATGCCAATGCGGGTGAATTGTGGTGGGAGAGTGATACAGGTGATTTATTTGTTTACTATAATGATGGTGACTCTGCTCAGTGGGTTATGGCTAACGCTGGTGGTAGAGGTGATAAAGGTGATCCCTCTACAGTTGCAGGACCACCAGGAGCTCCAGGTGCACAAGGAGACGATGGAAATGTAGGTCCGCCAGGTCCAGCTTCCACAGTTGCAGGTCCACCAGGTCCTGTAGGTCCACCAGGTGCAGACTCAACTGTCGCAGGACCACCAGGGCCACCAGGTTCACAAGGAACTCAAGGTGTTCAAGGAACTCAAGGTGTTCAAGGTATAACTGGTCCTCCAGGACCAACAGGTGTGGCAGACAAAATTACTGAAGGCAATACAGAGGCAGAGGTAGTTGATACTGGTACAGATGGACACTTCAAAGTTACAACTGAAGGTGGTGAGAGAGTTCGTGTAGGACCCGCAGGTCAAATTGGTATTGCTGGTGCTAATTATGGAACATCAGGTCAAGTATTAACAAGTGGTGGATCAGGTAGTACAATATCTTGGAGTTCAATTCCAGCAGATAATAATACAACTTATGACTTATCAGTACCAAGTTCAACAACTAAGATTAGATTAGCGGGAAGTGATAGCACAAATGATGATATAACAATAACTGGTGGAACTAATGTAACTGTTACTAGAAATAGTGGAACTGAACTTACTATCAGTTCTACGGACACCAATACACAATTGTCAACTGAAGCAGTTCAAGATATTGTCGGTGGCATGGTTGCAGGTAACACAGAATCTGGCATCACTGTTACTTATGATGATGCTGGAACTGGTACAGGTAAATTAAACTTAACTAATACAATTGATGATTTTGTTGATTTAGATGATACTCCTAGCTCATTCAGTGGTCAAGCTGGTAAAACTTTAAAGGTAAATAGTTCAGCAAATGCGTTAGAATTTACAGATTTAGGTTCAGGACCACCAGGTCCACCAGGTCCACCAGGTTCAGATGGAAATGATTCCACAGTTGCAGGACCACCAGGACCACCAGGTTCAGATGGAAATGATTCCACTGTAGCAGGTCCACCAGGACCACCAGGTCCAGGTTCGACTGTTGCAGGACCGCCAGGTCCACCAGGTAGTAATTCCACTGTAGCAGGTCCGCCAGGACCACCAGGACCTCCAGGTTCGGATGGAGATGATTCCACTGTAGCAGGACCACCAGGACCACCAGGTAACAATTCCACTGTAGCAGGACCACCAGGACCACCAGGTGGTGGAGGACCACCAGGTCCTCCAGGTAGTCAAGGTCCACCTGGTTCTGCAGCATCATATACTGTTAAACAAGTATTAAGCACAACAACAAATTCTACTCAATATTACCGATACTATCAGGGACATATTGACACTGGACTATCTCTCACGATAAATTGTGCTGATGCTAATAATAAGATACTCATAGAATATACAATTTATGGTGCAGCAACTACGGGTAATAATACCACTAGTTCAAGACCTTGGGGATCAAGATTACTAAGAAATAATTCGCAAATCGCTGGTGGAACCGGTGGAAGTGCTGGTAATGAAAGTGCATATTCATCGACACCTGATAATTTTATGGATTGTCATGCTTTCAGTTATATTGATACACCCGGTGCAGGAAATCATACATATAAAGTACAAATCAGGCATCATTTGGGTGCTAGTTATTCAAACTATCTAACTCTTAATAGAGACAGGAGTGGATCTTATCGTGCAGCAAGCACACTTACTTGTTCGGAGATTGTTTACTAATGAAATGGCAAATTTCAACAGCATTAGGTGAACTGATGCCAACATCATCTTATGGAATTACAGATGAAGATTATTCTAGTATAAACTGGATGGATA